AGGAGGAGGACGGGCGCAGGTGGGAGCTCATCGAGTGGATGGAGCGGGCCGGGCACGGGTCGACGCCCTGGCGCTCCATCCCGCCGGAGGTGCTCGAGCGGGCGCGGCGCGAGCTCGGGCACGTAGCGCCGGCCGCGCCGCCGACGGTGAAGACGTTCGTCCCCGCTTCCCCTTCCGAGGCCGAAATGGAGGAAGTGCCGAAGTCGTCCACCCCTGAAACGGCTGGGCCGCAGTGCGAGGCGCGGCCCCGTGGACCAGCAGGCGAGGCCCCGGCCGAAGTAGGCCACCCCACCACCGCGCCTCGAACGAGGGCGGAAAACCAGCAACCCACGAAGGAGGACCCGATGCGGAAGTGCGGAAACTGCGGCTCGAAGGACCATGACAGGCGGACCTGCCCGGAGGGAGCTGCCCCGCCGGCGGCGAAGCTCGAGCGCCCGGCCGCGAAGGCGGTGCAGACGAAGAAGGGAAAGAGTCGCGAGGAGCTCGCCCTCGAGCTGTACGAGCTCGACGAGCTCGTGGCGCTGCGCGCCGCGGTCACGGCCGAGCTGCGCGCTCGCAAGGAGCAGGCGGAGGCTGAGCTCGAGAAGCTGCGCGAGGTGGTGGGGTGACCGCGCCGGAGCGGGCGGGGCGCGAAGGAGACCAGGCGCTACCGAGCGCGGGGAGGGAGAGCGTCTTCGCGGTGCTCCGGCGGGACCTGGACGAGCGGCGGCGCGAGATCGACGCGAGGGAGGGCGTCGGCATCAAGCGGTACGGGTTCACCCTCAAGACGTTCAACCGGCGCGACGTGTACCGGGACCTGGGCGAGGAGCTCTTCGACGCGAGGGCCTACCTCAAGCAGGCGGAGCTCGAGCACCTCGCCACAGTAGAGGCGTTGCGCGTCCTTGCTCGGCACGTCAGCGGCGAGGACGTCGACCAGCGCGCGCTGAAGGCCGCGCTCGAGCTGGGGCTGATGCTGGAGGAGCTCCACCACCAGGGCGGCTGAGACCGGGGGGGGAGGCGGCGTGGCGGAGACGTGCAGCGAACCGGGGTGCGACCGGCCGGCGGCGAAGGGAGGCCGGTGCTGGGGTCACGTGAAGCAGCTGCAGCGCTACGGGCGGACGTTCCGGCTCGGGGCGATGCACTCGCTCCGGACGCAGCTCGAGGAGGCGGCGGTGGTGTACGTGCTCGCCGATGACGCCGACCGCGCGGCGTTCGAGAAGGCCCGGTCCGACCTTGCGTCGGCGGCGCGCTCCTACGTTTTGTCCACCGCGCGGAAATGGCTGAAAAACGAGGTCCGGCGGGCCGTTTTGTCCACCGCGGACCGCATGATGGCGAAGGGACGGAGGTTCGATGAGCGAGACGACTGAGGGCGGCGACGGGACGGCAGCGGCCCCGGAGCCGATGACGGCGCAGCAGGCGAAGGCGCGGGTCGCGCGGGGCGTGGCCGCCATCCTCGACCAGATGATCGCGGCCTCCGACCTGACGGTGGCGGCGATGGCGGAGGGCGTGGCGAAGGAGAACGAGCAGAAGATGACGGCCGCTGCGAAGGTCCTCCGTTCGATGCTCCTGGTGACGGCGCGGCGGATGGAGCGGCCGAAGATCCTGCAGCCGCGTCGCGCGCTGAAGGTGCTCCGGAACTAAGCCATGGCGAGGAAGCCGCAGCAGCCGCGCGAGGGTCCGACGCTGCAGCAGGAGCTTTTCGTCCGCCGGTATCTGGAGACGAAGCCGCTCAACGCGACGAAGGCGTACATGGACGTGTACGGCGTGTCGCGAGAGGTTGCGGCGAGCGCCGGCGCCCGGCTGTTGAGAAACGTTCGCGTCGCGGCGTTCCTGGCCGAGAAGCAGAAGGTCCTCGTCGATCGGTCGGAGACGACGATCGAGGAGGTCGACGCGGACCTCGCGTGCGCGGCGCGGTTCGACCCGAAGGACATCCTCGACGAGAACGGGGCGACGTTGCCTCTGCACCTCTGGCCCGAGCGGGCGCGCCTCGCGATCGCGGGGTGAGAAGAAGGTCCGCGTGCAGGTGGGCGTGCTGCGGAAGTGGAAGCTGCACAACAAGACCGAGGCGAAGAAGCTGTGGTACCAGCGGCGCGGCGCCCTCGTCGAGAAGGTGGAACACGCTGTTTCCGCCGAACAGGCGGAGCCAACGGACGAGGAGTGGGAAGAGCTGGCGCGGCTGCGGCACAAGGTCAGAGGAAAGGGTGGGTCGGATGGCGGCCAGGGGTAAGTTGCCCCCGCTGACGCGGGAGAGCCTGTTCCCGCGCCGCGTTGCAGTGCGCGCTCTCGCCACCGTGTTGGACCTGTACGGGCTTAACGGTGTGTCGATCAAGCTCAACGCCGACGACCCCGAGCAGGCCTTCCCTGGGGCGACGCCCGGTGAGATCAGGCTGTACGAAGAAGGCGGGCACACCGGGAAGGGGAGGGCGATTGCCTACGTCTTCCTCGACCTGGAGGAGCTGCGCGCCCGCGTGGTGGTGGACCGGATCAAGGGCGTCGTGCGCCGTGCGCACCGGAAGGACCTGAGGCCTGAGGAGTTCGGGCGCCCGATCGTTGCGGAGGTGGGCAAGCCAGACGTGGACATGGAGGTGCCGCTCGAGGCTCTGCTCGACGAGCTCGGGGAGGCGATGCTGACTGCTCCGCAGCGCCCGATAACGCGACGACGGAGCAGGGCGAGAGGAACGGTCTACGCCTCCGCGCTGCAGCGCGGGCGCAAGCGGTGAGTTCACTCGAGCGGGATCGGATTGCCCGGCTGAACGGCAACCTGGTGTGGGTTCCTCAGCCGGGCCCTCAGATCGCAGCGCTGAGGTCGGAGGCTGATCAGCTCCTGTACGGTGGCAGCGCGGGCGGCGGGAAGACCGACCTCGCCATCGGGAAGGCGCTAACCAAGCACCGGCGCTCGCTCATCCTGAGGCGCGAGTTTCCCCAGTTGAAGGGTATGCTCGAGCGGTCGACCGAGGTCTACTCCGGTTGCGGGAAGTGGAACGGCTCGCTGGCGACCTGGCGGTGCTCCTACCGCGGGGTCGAGCGCATCATCGAGTTCGGCTCGTGCCAGTACGAGGCCGACAAGGTGAAGTACCGCGGCCGGCCCCACGACCTGATCGTCCCGGACGAGGCAAGCGAGTTTCTCGAGTCGCAGGTTCGCTTCATCGCGGGTTGGCTCCGCACGGAGATCCAGGGGCAGCGCTGCCAACTCCTCCTCCCGTCGAACCCTCCTTCCTCGGCCGAGGGCGAGTGGATCATCCGCTGGTTCGCGCCGTGGCTGGACCCCGCGTACCCCAACCGAGCGTTACCGGGCGAGCTGCGCTGGGTGGCGATGCTCAGGGACGAGGAGGGGAACGCCGCCGAGGAGTGGGTAGACGGCCCGGAGTCGTTTCTGCACCGAGGTGAGAGGATCGAGCCGATCTCGAGGACCTTCATCCCGTCGAAGCTCACGGACAACCGGTACCTGGCATCGACCGGTTACGGACGCCAGCTGCAAGCCCTGCCGGAGCCGCTCAGGTCGCAGCTGCTGAACGGCGACTTCACCGTGGGCCGGAAGGACGACGACTGGCAGGTGATCCCCTCGGCCTGGGTGAAGGCGGCGATCGACCGGTGGAAGAAGGTCCCAGAGTCGGAGCTGGGCATGGTCACCAGCGTGGGCGTCGACCCGTCGGGCGGCGGGGACGAGGCGACCATCGCGAAGCGGCGGGGGTGGCGCTTCGACCCGATCGAGGTGGTGAAGCCCGACGCGACGGGGCACGTCTCGGGCGGCGCCATTGCGAAGAAGACGCTCGACGGGGCCGGTGACCAGGCGCCCGTGCACGTCGACATCATCGGGATCGGGATGACCGCCGGCGAACAGCTGGAGGCGTACATCGGCGACCGGGTAGTCCGGGTGAACGGATCGGACGAGTCGAAGGCGACGGACTTCAGCGGCCGCTTGAAGTTCGTGAATCGGCGAGCGGAGTGCTGGTGGAAGATGCGCGAGGCCCTCGCCCCGGAGCGTCCGGTGAAGGTCGCGCTCCCTCCGGATCAGCGGCTCTTCGCGGACCTGACCGCCCCGCGGTACGGGCTGACGCCGCGGGGCATCCAGGTCGAAGACAAGAAGCAGGTGAAGAAGCGCCTGAGGCGCTCCCCCGACCGGGGCGACGCCGTGGTGCTGGCGGCGATGCGCACGGCGGTGCTGACCAGCCGGCGGTGAGCCGGGGCTGTCCCCGGCGGGCCGGAGAATCGGCTCCGTGCCCGCGGACCTGCAGAAGAAGAAGGAGACCTTCCTCGCCCTCCAGTCGAGCTCGGGCCCGTTCCGGACGACCTGCGACGAGATCGAGAAGTACATCATGCCGCGGGTCGGGGCGACCTCGTCGCGGCACCAGACGGCGCAGGAGGGCGGCCAGGAGTGGAAGGACCCGGAGGTCTGGGACTCCACCGCCCAGGTAGCGCTGACGAAGCTGGCGGCGCACGTGCACATGAGCGCGACGCCGCCCGGGCTGCGGTGGGCCGGGTTCGGCTGGCTCGACCAGGCGCTGGTGGAGGACGAGGAGTGCCGGTCCGCGCTGGAGAAGCGCACCGATCTGCTCTTCCAGTCCCTGGACGAGAGCGACTTCCAGGGTGAGCTGTCGGCCGGCTACCCCGAGTACATCGGGCTCGGAAACATGATCGTGGTGCGGGAGGTGGCGAAGGCGAAGCGCGCCGGGGAGTGGGGCGGCTTCGACTTCTCGACCCCGCCCATCCGGGAGTGCGAGTTCCTCGAGGACGCGCGCGGCCAGATGAACGAGTTCTACCGCCACCTGCGGTGGACGCCGGCGCAGTGCATCGCGGAGTTCGGCGAAGAGGGGGTGCCCGAGGCGGTCCGCGCGAAGGCGAAGGACGCGAAGGGGGCCGAGGAACGGCTGAACGTCATCTTCTGCATCTTCGAGCGCCCGGACGTCCTGAAGCAGGCGAAGAAGGACCTCGTCGCGGCGCCGGAGCTGCGCCCCTACGGCTCCGTCTACTTCCTGCTCGAGAGCGCCGAGCAGTTCGGGAAGGAGGACGGCTACTACGAGTTCCCGGCCTTCATTGCTCGGTGGGAGCGCACGCCGGGGTCGCGCTGGGGCCAGGGCCTCGGGCACCAGG